TCAACCGTACCTACTAAATTATCACCTTCAAAATGCATTTCCTTGACATTATGAGAAACATTTTGTAAATTAACTACTGAACTATCTGGGTGGTCTAATTCACCAAGTGCTCTATTTTGTTTTACAAAATTCTCATCATACTTTTTAGATTCACGAACCAATATATCTCTTGGATATACTCTTCCATTTTGGTTTTTTGCTTCTGCTCTTTGTAATACACCTTTAACAACTAATTTTCCGTTGTTTTCTTTCATTGCCTCATTAATTTGAGTTGGTGTAATGTTAAATGGTATATAATCTACGATAACTTGTTTCATTATTTCATATTTCCTACTTTGTTTGCCATTTTGACTAACCTTTCTGAAATCTTGGTTAGTGCTTTATGTGTGTTCTTCCAATAATCTTGGGAACTCATATTTAATTCTGTTTTTAATTTGAGATTCATCTTTACGGTTTTGTCTAATTCGTTTAATGCGTCTCTAATTTCTCTCATTGAACGACCAATCTTTTGTTTTGCTGTCATTGATTCGTCATTTCTCCAATCGTGATAACGACCTTCACCTATCATTTGTTTGTATTTTAAAGTTTCTACAAGATTTTTTATTTCTTCTATAGCGAATAGAATAGATTTATAATGAACATTATATTTTCTATCTTTAAGTGTTTTATCACCAATATTATAAATCTTTAAATAATCTTTTCTTAATTTTTCTAAACCTTGTTGAACTTTTTGTAATGCACTAACTTCTTGTTGAGTAACTTCTTTAACGAATTCTTTTTTACCTTTGTTAAAATTAACACCTTTTGGTTGTTTGTTAGATGCTTTTCTAATCTTTGCCATATCGTCTAATGTTTGGATAAACTTTTTAGGATTACTATTGAATGAATTAAATATCTGATATGATTCTGCAAATCCAAATAATTCATCAAGAGATTCTTGTTGTGCTCTTGATAGTTTTGGTAATTTAGGAAAGTCTGCAAATGGTTGTGATTCGTTTACTGGTTTGTATCCACCTGCACGAGTAATCTTTTTTAGTTTTTCTTTATCTTTTTTTCTTTTACTTCTGAATGCGTAAGGTGTATAATAATGACCTGGGCCACCTGGATAAGTTCCAGCCGTTCCCGTTGTTGATGCTTCTTCAAGTTCACGAACAACTAAGCTTCTAATATACTCTTTTAGTTTAGTTATTATTTTGGCGCGTTTGGACATTTTTGATTTCCTTAATTAGTTCATAGTATCTCATCAATGCAACCACGTGTTTATCTTTCACGACTTTACCTTTTGTAGCTGAGTCTGTATAATCAATTGCTTCTGATAATTTAATCTTTGTAATTTTATCGTTTACTTTTGGAAGTAATGTTTTTAGAGCTCTTTTGATTTTAATTACTTCTGAATCGATAAACTCTTTTAATGAATTAGTATTGGATACATTGTTGATGTATTGTTTCAACAAGTTTTTTTGATTTTCATCAAGAGTTTTATACTTTTTATTAAATTTATCAACTAATAATTGATAACTCAACAATCTTAAATCTTTGTCTTGTTCTGAATATTCACTTAAATTTTGTTTATTACCTCTACTAACTTTAGATTGAGTAATATGTTCAGTTATAGTGATTGATGAATCTGTTTTTTGGACTGGCCCAAAGTCTTCTTTACCAACTTCTGTTTGAAAAACACGATATACTGATGCCATAACTTTAAAGTTAGGTATTCTTGTGTTAAAGAATTCTTTTATATCATAATTCTCTTTAATTGTTTTAATTAAATTATATTTTTCGTTTGCCAAACGACGATTTGACAATTTTCTACGACTTTTGACTACCGCCTCAAGTAATTGTGATGCGTGAGTCAAGTTTTTGTATTTTTTATTTAATAAGATTGAATATAATTCGTATTCTTTACCTAATTCAGTATTTTTATTAAAGAATTCTTTGAATAATTTAACTGATTTAGAGTTTTTGTCATCATTAATCACATCAACTGTTATTTGACGTGATAAAAGTTCATAAAGAATGCCTGTATTCTTTATCTTATTATGTTTTACATAAGACATTTGAGCTCCAAAGTATTTATCTGTATTTTATCAATAATAAATATAAAACTTTTAAGAAATCGGTATTAATCTTGTCCGTTTTCTTCCTTATATTCATTATATTCTTTTTCTAATTCATCAACTTGATTAGTTTCTTGTATTATGCTTTTTGACTTTTTTTCACCCATTGTTTTTTTCAATGCGTCATAATGAGCTAATGCAAGTGGTCTTCTATTTTTTGTTTGTTTACCGAGTGGGTCTCGACCTCTCGCACCACTATCTTTACCATAATGATTCATCTCTTCAGGTCTTCCACCTTGTTCGTCTTCTGGTCTTTTGTCCTCTCCGTCATCGAAAATGTCAAATACCGAACCTGCTGCTGTATCGGGTGGTGTAGAAGCTTCATCTTCTCCGACTCCAACTGCTGCCATACTACTTGGTGTTCCAACTGATTCACCTGTATCCATTGGGTCATTACCTTCCATTTCAATTTGAGAATGTCTAAACTTCTCTTTCTGGTCATCAATGATTTGATTTTGTATTTCTACTTTTTCTTTATCAGAAAAGTTAAACACATTGTCATAAATCCATTGATAAGGTAAAATTTTATCACTTAACATATCACGAGCTAATGAAACTTTCTGTCCTAATAATTCAACCTTTTCTTGTTCATACATTGTTGAAGGACTTGCTAAGTCTAATTCAAAGTTTACTAAGTCTTCATCTGTATATCCTTGTGAATATAAGTGAACAACTGCTATCTTTGTTAACTCTGATATGATAATTCTTTGTATTCTTTCTATGGTTCTGGCAAATCTTACATCTTCTGCTGCAAGTGTTGCTTTACCACCGACATTTTCATCAAAACCTAAGAATGCTTTTGGTATTCTAAGTGATGCTAATAATTTGTTTTTTAAATATTCAATGTCTTCGGTTGAATCATAATCAATACCACCTAACTCTGATATATCAGTTCCACTATCTCCACCTCGAACTGGCATAAAGAAATCTTCTGTTAAGTTCTGTATATTGTATTTTAAATTATATTCACCTGTATCAGCATCCATAAATGGTGTTTTCTTCATTTTGTTAACTATTCTTTGCATATAATTGTCAACTTCATTTGGTGGTATATTACCAATGTCAATCTTGAATACTCGTTTAGAAGGTGCTCTCATAATTCTGTGAATTAACATTGCGTCTTCCATAAGTGTTAATTGTTTCCAAATCTTTCTTGTAGATTCAATCATAGATTTACCATAAGGTAAGAAATTACTATCGTTTGCTAATCTGAAATGTGCGATTTGGAAGTTTTCAAATTCTATCTTTCCTTTACCACTTGGCTTTTGGCCGAAATACGGGTGTGCTCCTTCAATACTTTCTAAATAGAATTTAGTATAATAAGGATTTTCTGGGTCTTCTCCCTCTGCTCTTATAACTTCATAAGGTGAAAGTGGGACTACATTAGTAATACCATACTTTTCATTAATATCTAAATGTAAAAAGAAGTCTCCATACTTAACCATATTACGAACCCAAGGCCATAAATTAAATTCTATATTCATAATATCATAAAATAAATTGTGTAATATGTCTTTTATATTGTCGTTATCAGTTTTTACTTCAACAATTTGTCCATATTGTCCTTTCATTGTTGATTCGTCAGAATATATATCTAATGCAGATGAAACGATTGGGTCTGAGTCCATACTTTCATAGTCTTTAAATAGTGCTAACCTTGCTGCCATAACTTGATGAACAGTTGAATAACCGGTGCCCACTAAGTCTAAATTACTATGTAGTTTTGAATATCTATCAACTAAGTGTGATTTAACTTGTTTTTGCACTTGGTCTGTATCGGCAATTTTTAATTTTTTACCACCGACATTACGAACGATTACATTTGTACTGAATAATCTTCGTAGTCTCCCAAATAATGTTGTATCCGCCATTTTTTACCTCGTTTCTATAAGAGCCACGTTAAGTCCTCTTTTTCTTTTCCTGTATCCCAATCCCAACTATCATTTTTGTTTACATCATTGGCATTGTATAAACCCTCGTTATCCATCATCTTGGATAGGGTTTTTTTTGTTAATTCCACACCTTGTGTTCGTAATCTAAGTGCAGTATCACGAACCCAAAGTCCAATAGCAAAAGACATTACAAGGTCATCATTATATCCTTGCATAGCTTGTGCTTTATTATTTATATAGACAAAAGTCATTAGTTCATCAATCAAACGATTTGAACGAACCACTACACTTTCCTCTCTAAAAAATTCTTCTAACTTACTAATAATTAGTGGTCTGGTCTTAGAAGTCGTTGAAAAACCAGCAACCATTTTCTTATCCTCACGATAATGTTTATTCGTTACTTGATGTTGAACATCAACATATTGTAAGTCTTTACTTGTATAAAATAGATTAGGATAATCCCTATCTATTACTTGTTGGATTGTTGCCCAACCAATATTATTGTTCTCTATAATAAGTAGTGCATCGTTATATTCTGTTGATATAGAAACCAGCATATTTCCAAAATCTTTTGTATTTATTCTACCCCTATATTCTGCCACCTGAGTTAAACTTTCTAATTCAATCACGTGAAACGCTGAATAATCTGCACTATCTCCTCTACCAACATCAGCACAAACAATATAATCTTTATTATAGTTTGGTTGTTCCCAAACCCACATATTACTATCGATACCTCTTTTTTCTACTGGTTCTGAACAATTGTTTTTTCTTAATTTTTCAAGAATTATAGGGTCTATTACACCAGTTCCGGAAGTTAAAAAATCACAATCACACTCTTGTGCTGCATTTGATGGCCCAAGAAGTGTATCTTGTTCATCTCTCCAATCTTGATTTCTATCTGGGTGAACCGTCCAATGTAATTTTATTGGATTAAACATACCTGTTGCTTCTTCTGCTTCTACCCAAGTTTTATGAAACCAATTACCCACACCATTAGGTGTTGATAATGCAATACAACTACCACCTGTTGTAAT